GGCATACCATTGATAAAGTACATCTTGACTATCATACTACCACCACGAAACCAGCAGCACTTAGTAGATATCTTATACTTCATAATAAAATACTGAATGTTTTATTTATCAGTGGTCAATGCTAATTCTTTGTAAACAACCATGCAAGGTTCAAGCATTTGATCACAAACTTCTAGAACTCTCATAAATTCATCAATATTTTCACAAGCTACTATTTTATGGTCTCCCTTGTCACTTTTTAATTTGAAGGTTCTAGCACAAATGTCTACTTCAACCTCGTAAATGAACTCATCCATAGAAACATTTTTTTTACTATTATAGCATATGTATGAAAAATGTCAATTAGGAGGTTTTCCATAAATCCAACCATTAACAATATACTTTGGTACTTTTGTAGTATAACCACGATGAACATAAGTCCAAGTCGCTGGAAAAAACAAAATACTGCCACGTTCAGGTTGAATTTTTGTGCCATCAATAAATTCAGTCCACCCACCATCTTTTTCTTCAATAGTATTTAAATACCAAATGTATGTAAAAATTCTTGTCCATCCATTATGCATGCACCAATCATGATGCCAATGATAATAACCATCTGGTTCATACTTTTGTATTTTATATCCAGTATCTTTTTTATCATAGTAATGAGCAGGATGCAATATATTTTTATTACAATTTTCTTTTGAAATATTTTCTAAATGCATCTCATATTCATCAAGAGATGTTTCTAATGCTTCAAATAAAACTTTATCTTCTTCTTCCCAAGCAATATTAGTGGTCACTCCCATATCCATCGTGATTTTAAGTGATGTATCCACTCTAGGATTATTTTGATCAACCTTTCCTTCAGTTCGATATGGATCAACTTCAAATTTTTTAATCATTCCTTTACAGAATAATTCAGATAATGAGTTCCTTTTAACCCATATCAATTCTTTAAACATTATGTTTTAATTATAAATGTCAATGCATAGTATTGGGGTCTATTCTCAATTGATTGTCCACTACCCTCATTGTCTATTGAAACATTTGTTGAAACATTACCAGATAATGTAATTCCTGTTGTAGCATCCTCGATGGCATTATTTGATGAACCTGAGTTTCCACTTCCTGTAAGATATTGACCACTATCATCATCAGTTCCATGACCTCTTGATGTGTGTCTATGTCCAGGATCATTTATACTTAAACCAGATGTATTTGATGTTGCACTTGCGTCGTGACTGTGAGTAGGCATTTGTGCAGTTGTTAAACTCACACTATCTTGACCACCAGTGTTGCCTTGACTGTAACTATTACCAGCAGCAACAATAAATCTATCTCTTAAATCAGGGACATTTGATCCAACTACTGCTTGTAATGCAGATGTAGATGCTGATGCACCATTGCATAATTGCCAACCTGAAGGTGCACTACTACTTCCATACATTGTAATCGTGCCAACAGGAATACCAAGAGCTCCTGTGCTGCCAGTTTCTCCCTTTTGACCTTTATCATTTAATTCACCTTTCTGACCTTTTGCTCCAACACCAACTTCACCTTTTTGACCCTTCTCACCCTTCTGACCTTTAGAACCAGCACCGCCAGATACTCCAACTTCTCCTTTCTGACCCTTTTCACCAACTTCTCCTTTTTGACCTTTTTGACCCTTTTCACCTTTCTCTCCCTTTTGACCTTTCTCTCCCTTTTCACCTTTTTGTCCTTTCTCACCCTTCTGACCTTTATCACCCTTCTCACCTTTTAAAGCAGCAGCTGATGTTACAGAAACCCATTGAGCACTATTGCCATCATTATAATATACATGTAAATCTGAGTCGTCACTATCCCACCACATATCACCTTGAACTGGAGTAGGTGATGTTGGTGGACTTATACCAATACTAACAGAAGATCCTGCTCCTTTATCACCTTTTGAACCAACACCAGTATCACCTTTTGAACCTTTCTGACCTTCATCTCCTTTTGTGCCTATTTCACCCTTTTGACCTTTATCACCTGCAGCACCATCATTACCTTGTGGACCTGCGTCTCCTTTCTGACCTTTATTACCTTGTGCTTCAACATCACCTTTTTGTCCTTTTTCACCTTTTTGACCTGTTGACCCTGTTAATCCAACTTCTCCTTTCTGTCCTTTTGATCCAGGTTCTCCCTTTGCACCAGGATCTGGGATACGTGCCCAAGCATATCCATTGTATCTCCAAGAGGCACCTCCATCAGAATGCACGTCACCACTGCTAGGACTATTAGGAAAATTTACTGCCATATTAAGATGGTTTAGTAGGCCAAGTTGGATTTTCGGGATCAGATTCAGTTGCAGGTAAATCTCTTAATGACTGACGATACGTTTTCCACTCGGTTTTTTTTGAGTCTGTCAAAGGAGAATCTGTAAATTGTGTCCAATCACTCTCTCTCAATAAAATATCTCTCATATGTCGGAGAGCACCAACATAATCAGTTCCAAAATTTTGTTTTATTAAAGAATAATCAATATCCATAATTTATTTGTTGTTTCTAGATATTTATACTATAGAAACATATTTGTATGATCATTACTAGCTAACCATCCAGTTGCAATATATTTTGATTTATATGGTGGATTTCCTCTATGAAGGTGAGTAAAAGAACCAGGAAAAATTAATACTCTACCTGCTTTTGGTTTTATTTTCTTTTTTTGATATAGAAACTCTGTTTCACCACTATCATCCAGATCATTAAAATATACCGACCAAACTAAAGTTCGATTAGCACACGCAATATTATTTGTCTCTGAGTGCCAATCATGATATCCCTCTGTTGGGTTTGTTTTTTGTAATAAACAAGTCGTGCTAATATAAGTAAAATTTTTCAGAAATGGATACCAAATAAAATATTGTTCACAACAAGATCTTACCGCACACATAATATGATTTGATAGTGATGGATTAAATGCAGCAATATCTAATTGAGTGTCTTTAACACTTGTATTGCTCCTCGGAACAATTTGAGTTGATTCGTCTAATGTTTTAATAATAAGATTGTTAAAATCATCTAATATAACATTATCCCATACTCCTATAAAATCTTCATTTAAAAAGACTTCAGGTGTATTAATTGTTGGTTCAAACATAATAAAAATTAAAGTTCTGTGTCCCCTTCCAATTTATTAATTGGTTCTTCGATTGTTTTCATACTAATTGTTTGTGATATTCTACTTAAAGTTTCATTTCTAAATGATTCTACAGCAGCACCTGTTTGCATTTGTTGTTGTGAATTTTCAATTAATAATGTTGGTATCCAATTAACTGCACACCCCCATTCATCAACTGGTTCCCCTGTTTGAGGATGAGTTCCTCTGATTTGCGTAAACCAAGAACATTTTAATCCAAGACAATCCTCACCTATTAGTGGGCAAAATTTTCCTTGTTCAAGTTTCATAATTAATTCTTCTGAGCTATTATAACATCTGTATACAAAACATTCAAGTTAAAGCTAGGATTTGTAAACCCGTGACTGTGACCTTGACTACTACCGATTTCTTGTGTTCTACCAACGTTTGGTTGAGAATTAGAAGCAGAAATATTATAACCTTCATAAAGATTTGATGCACCAGAACCAGAACCTGGATAGTTATTAGAACTCAAATTTGAACCAGTACGGTGTTGACCATGATTTCCTGATCTAAATGCATAGTGAAAGTGAGCTGGTATTTGTGCTGTTGTTAGTGTGTGACTGGAAACTGAACCGCTACTCGTGGTTACTGTGCTATTTAAAACTTCTGCAAATCCATTACCACCACCACTTCCAACACTTCCATTTACAATTCTTAGTGCTCGATTATTTAAAGACGTATCTTTTGTCCATCCAGTTGGTGCTGATGTTTGTTGAAATAACATTCTAGTTCCAGAAGTAAATACAGTTCCTGTTACACCTACTTCACCTTTTTGACCTTTATCATTTAATTCACCCTTTTGTCCTTTTACACCAACTCCAATTTCACCTTTCTGTCCCTTCTCACCCTTTTGACCTTTTTCTCCTTTTGTACCATCAGTTCCAGCACCACCAGAGGCACCTACTTCACCTTTCTGTCCTTTCTCACCCTTTGATCCTTTAGTAGAATTATCTTCACCTTTTTGCCCCTTGTCTCCTTTTTGACCTTTCTGACCTTTTTCTCCTTTTTGACCTTTCTCACCTTTCTCACCCTTCTCACCCTTCTCACCTTTTTCTCCTTTCTCTCCCTTCGTACCTGCTGATGCATCTTTTTTCCACACCGAACCATTCCAAATGAATGTCATACCATTTGCAGTATACTTATCATTTGTATTGGGACTATTTGGAAAATCGAATGCTGCCATAATTTATATATTAAGATTTCATGATGAAACAAAGTGCATAATATGGTGGTCTGTTTTCGTGTGCTTGTCCTCCACCTGTGTTTTGCATATTTATCATTCCACCAGGATATCCACCAGCACCACCTAAACCAATATATCCAAAACCATTAGGACCTGTTGCAACAATTTTATATGGATCCAAATCAGTATCATGATCGTGTGCTGGCATCTCATTTATTGATAGAGTCACAGAGTTAGCACCACCTGTGTCACCAACATTATAACCACCTGTGTCACCAACTGTGCCATTATCTCCACCAGCACCAATAACAAATCTTTCTCTTAAATCTGGTGTACCATTTGTTCCATCACATAACCGCCAACCAGTAGGAATGGCATTTGCTGCACCAGACCATAAACCTATAAAACCTGAAGGAATACCAGTTGAACCTGCAGTTCCAATTTCACCTTTCTGACCTTTCGTAGAATTATCTTCTCCTTTTTGACCCTTTTCACCTTTCACACCAGCAGTACCACCAGTACCTTGGTTTCCTTGAGCACCTACTTCTCCTTTTTGACCTTTATCACCCTTTGTACCACCAGTACCACCAGCACCTTGAGGACCTATTTCACCTTTTTGACCTTTTTGACCCTTTGTAGAATTGTCTGCACCTGTTTGACCTTTCTCTCCTTTCTGTCCTTTGGTAGAATTATCATCACCTTTCTGACCCTTTGTTGAATTATCTTCACCTTTTTGACCTTTTTGTCCTACTTCACCTTTCTGACCTTTAGTTCCAGTTGCATCATTTCCATCTTGCCCTTTCTGACCTTTTTCTCCCTTCTCACCCTTCTCACCCTTCTGACCCTTACCACCTGCATTACCAGATAATCCTACCTCTCCTTTTTGTCCTTTCTCTCCTTTGTCCCCCTTTTGTCCTTTTTCACCTTTTTCTCCCTTATCACCCTTTGTTCCTTTAACACCTGGTGACGCTGGTTGTTTCCAAGCACTACCATCCCACTTAAATGTTACACCATTAGATGTAAAGGTGTCATTCGTGTTAGGACTGTTAGGAAAATTTGCTGCCATCAGGAAACTTCTTCTAAATTAATCTTATATTTTTTATTATTTTTGTTATTTACAACATATAAGTTATCAGCACCCTCTACGAATGTCCAATCTCCTTGTGTACTGTCTATAGAATTATTTTCATCAGTAGATATTCTCAAAGAACCATAACAAATAGTTGTGTCTCCACCTTGAATTGTTGTTGCCATAATCTTTTTACCTATTTATTTAAGACTTCATAATATAACAAAGAGCATAGTATGGTGGTAGGTTTGCGTTAGTTGCAGATGATCCTTGTGAATTAGTGCCTGGTGTTGATCCTCCACTAGTTCCACTTGCAGTTCCTGCATTTGTTGTACCAGAATGTGTGTGGTTACTTTCAGTTGATACTCTTCCTGAAATACCTGGTGTGACTGGGGTATTGCCACTTCTAGGAGTAACCGCACCTGATGTTCCACCAAAGGCACCATGATTATATAATAAATTATGAGTGTGAGAACCTCCACCACCTGTGGTGAATCCGTGAGTATGAGAACTACTGAATGAGTGTGAATGGTTGTCAACTGTATGACTATGAGAAACTAAAGTTGCATCTGCACTACCACCTGTGTCATTAACACCATAACCACTACCAGCACCAACAATAAAACGGTTTCTTAAATCAGGTGTTCCATTAGAACCATTACATAAGTACCAACCAGATGGAATTGCATTTGATGCACCAGACCATATTATAATACCACCCGATGGTATTGCTGCTGTTATATTACCTAGTTCTCCTTTTTGACCTTTTGTTGAATTATCTTCACCTTTCTGTCCTTTATCACCCTTTGTGGAATTATCAGCACCAGGTGCACCTACTTCACCTTTCTGTCCTTTATCACCCTTTGTAGAGTTATCAGCACCTACTTCACCTTTCTGACCTTTAGTTGTGGTTCCTACCTCACCCTTTTGTCCTTTTGTTGAATTATCTTCTCCTTTTTGTCCTTTATCTCCCTTATCACCTTTTGTTCCTTTTACACTATTCCCATCAACACCTTTTTGTCCTTTTTCACCTTTCTCACCCTTCTCACCTTTTTGTCCTTTGGTGGAATTATCCTCACCCTTTTGACCCTTATCACCTTCTCCTTTTTGACCCTTATCACCTTGATCTCCCTTTTGACCCTTCTCACCTTTACCACCTGCATTACCAGATAATCCTACTTCACCTTTTTGACCTTTCTCACCTTTCTCACCTTTTTGTCCTTTCTCACCTTTCTCTCCTTTCTCACCCTTCTGACCTTTTAAAGCAGCG